CCAGCCCGCCGTTCTTCGCAGGATCACCAAGTCTCGAACCCAGCATCGTTTCGAAGTGGTCCTGCTCGGGGCCGATCTCCAGCGTCTGGAACACCATCAGGGCGTTCGAGGATTCGTTCGAGGCGCCCATCTTCCCGGGGATCAGTATGCCGGCCAGCGACGGGGGCACGCCGTGCGCCGACACGATCGTGGTCGACAGAGTCTCGCTCATGTCGCGGAAGAAGGTGCCGTTCTGGATCCCTTCCATGGCCATCTTGTGCATCTCGACCTTGATGTTCGGGTCAGGGATGTTGAAGACCGAGGCTTTATGTTGGTTGCCGAGCCCCACGTAGCCGTCGAAGGTCGCCGTGATCGCGGCCCAGGTCTTCTTGTCGGCCTTCGCCCCGAGCAGCAGCATCAGGAACTCGGGCACGCCGCGGTTGACATGGAAGTCGAATTGGTGCTGGTGGAGGGCCTGCACGAGTTCGACGAGGGCCGACGACGCTAGCCACTGCGGAACGCCATACCAGCGATCCAGGGTGGTGGGCGCCGGGATGTGGATCATCTCCGAGACGCGCCTCTCGTTGCGGTTTTCGACGGGCAGAACACCGGGAGCCATGACCTTTCGGGTCATGAACTCCGCCAGATCTCCGTAGGCCGCCATGTGCACGTCACCGCCGACCCGGCCGCGCACTAGGTAATGGATGTTCGCGCCGAAGTTGTCCTCGACTACGATGTGCACATCGGACGCCGGCTGCCAGTGCAATCCGGTGATGGCGCCACCGGCATCCCGAACTACTTCCAGGTATGCATTTCCCACCTGCCAGTAATCCTCGGCGAGCTGCTCTAGCGTGTGGCGCCACGAGTGCCGGCAAAGCGGATCGAGCTTCTCTGAAACCTTCGAGGGGTTCTTCTGCACCCGCTTTGGCTTGGGCTTCGGCACGCCCATGTCCGTGAACTCAGGTTCGGGGCCCGCTTCCAGGTCTTCAGCCAGGACGTGCCCGAGCCCGACCAGCGCCCTGGTCTTGGTCCGGATGCAGGAGCTGTGGTGGACGTTGTGCACCTTGAACCGCGCAGCGGCCAGGAAGTCGAAGGGGTGTTCCTTCTCGCCGGCCTCCTCTCCCACGGTCGACTCTGCGCCCGGCGCCATCGACTTGAAGATGCGCGAGTTCTGCAAGAGGTCCGAGAGCACCCCCACCTGGGCGGCGAGCTGCTTCGGCGCAGCACGGTAGAGGATCTTGGCCAGCCCCTCCATGGTTGCCGGATCCGCGGGGCTCGCGGACTGAGGCTTGGGGAGGTAGCGATTCTCGCGGGCGGGGTTGCTCATTCTGAGACGAGTATGGTAGACTTTGTGGCAGTTGGCATCTGATTCTACCACATGACGCCCCAGAAGAAGCGCCGCATCAAGCAGGGACAAATTACGCACGTCTCGCTTTGCCGGCGGGCCGTGAACCAGTTGCCGGTGCTGATGAAGTCCGGAAACCGGGTGCAGATCGAGCTGCTGACCAAGGTCCAACCTGAAGGTCTGCTGCACGCCCTCGTCTACGTGCCCGACACAGTAGACGCTGAAGGAGATTTCGCTTCGGCCCCGGTCATCAAGCAGATGGCCCACGACTTCCTGGCGAACGGCGGCAACATCGATATCGAGCACAACCTCCGCGCCCTCGGCTCGGATGAGGTGCGCATCGCCGAGACTTTCATCGTCCAGAAGGGGGATCCTCGATTCTCAGGCTGGCAGGATTATCAAGGGCTGCCGGTGAATGCCGAAGGCTCCTGGGCCCTGATCTTGAAGGTGCTCGATCCCGAACTCCTGAAGCTCACCCAGTCCGGCGAGCTGAACGGCGTCTCGATGTTCGGCAACGCCGAAGTCGAAGTTTTGCAAAAGACCACCAACACTACCATCATGAACGAATTGCAAATGCAGCAGTTTTGCGAGATGCTCACCAAGAGCCTCGCAACGGCCCTCAAGCCGACTCCCACCCCGGCACCCCAGCCTGTCGTGCAGCCCACTCGGGAGCCGATCGTGTTCGAGGGTGACCCTCTGAGCCGAGAGGATCTCGCGAAGCACATGGACAAGGTGCTGTTCGCGTCGCTGGATCTGTCGAAGCCGGCGGACCTCGCGAAGTGGCAGGGCCACGTCGCCAAGCGGCAGGCCGAGGTCGCGACTCCTGAGGACCAGCTCAAGCTGGCGCAGGCCGAATTGGCAAAGGCCCAGGAGAAGTTGGCGAAGCTCGCGAAGACCAGCACCGTCCCGACCGAGCCCGCCCCCGCCCCGGCCCCCGAGGGCCAACGTGAAGGACTGTCGAAGTCCGAGTCCGACCAGTGGAAGGCCGGTGCTGCGGTGATTCGCAAGCTGAGCCTCAGCAAGAACCCGACGAAGTAACTCGTCGGGTCGCCCCATCCAAACTACCTCCCCAAACAATCTCAACTGAAGGAAATCTGAAATGGCTCTTCAAACCCGTGAACTCTTCGGCGGCCCGACTCCCCAGGCCGTCAAGCCCCGCCTGTGGGCTGAGAAGCTGATGGTCCTCAAGCTGGCGGCCGGCACTGCGTTGCTGCCCGTTGGCACTCCGCTGGCCAAGAACTCCTCGACCGGCTTCTGGGTCCCGTTCACCCAGGGCGGCATGAACGACACCGCGAACATTCGTGCCTTTCTCTACGAGTCCGAGGCTCAGCTCGTCGCCGGCGGCGAGATCCTGTGCGTCGGTCTGGTGTCGGGTGAGGTCTACGAGGCTGACGTGAACACCGCGGCCATCCGCGCCGTTCTCGGTGGCTCGCCCTCCGAGGCCAACGTGCAGACTGCACTGGTCGCCGGCACCCCGACCCTGCGCGAACTGGACATCTTCGTCCGCGGCTTGCCGCTCACGTTCGCGTAATCGCCAGGGGAGGTTTCCCTCCCCTGTGCCCTTCTCTTCCCTCCGAACTCTCCTCTACCCTATCCAACAATGGCCGAAACCCGCGATGTTCTGTCTTGGGCGTCGATGACCGCGATGGTCAACGAATTGAAGACGCCCCACCGTTTCATTCGAGATCTTCTGTTCTCCGACAACCAGCCGAAGGCGACCGAAACCCTCGAGATCGGGATCCTGGTCGGCGATCGAATGGTTGCCCCGTTCGTGCGCCGAGGCGCCGAGGCGATCGAAATCACTCCGTTCCAGGAACGGTTCTACAACGTCACCGCTCCGAACATCCGGATCAAGCGGCACCTGGAGGCGTCCGAGCTGCTGTTCGTGCGGCGCGTCGGCCACGTCATCCATGCCGAGGAAGGCGATATCGTCGATGCGGCAAGCGAGCACATCGCGCGCACGTCGCTGCGGCTGGTCCAGGTCGTTGATGAGGCCGAGGAATACCTGTGCGCGCAGGCGATTCGCGGCGTCATCAGCTACACGGTCGATGGTGAGGAGACCTTCACGATCACCTTCCCGCGCACGGCGTCGCATGCGGTCACCCTGACCAACTTCTGGGACGGTGGCATGTCGGCGATCGAGTTCGACTTCCGCACGGCCATGAACCTCGTGGCGACCGACACCGGCCTCTCGGTGACCGATGTCATCCTGGGTTCGGAAGCTACCACGTCGTTCCTGGCGAACGCTGCGGTCCAGGCTCTGCTGGACAACCGGCGCATCGAGGCGGGTGGGCTGAACCTGAACCGTGGGTTCGAGATGAGCGGTGCGCTCTACCTGGGCGTGTTCCGCGGGATCCGCGTCTGGAGCTACAGCCGGGCCACCCAGGTGCCTTCGAGTGCCGGTCTGAAGACGCTGGCCGCCTTCGACCTCGTGCGGCCGAAGTATGCCGAGTTCGTGGTCGCTGACGTGGCTGCGGAGAACGTGATGTATTACGGCGCCATCCCGGACATCAAGGCCCTCCAGGGTCGGTTGTTCCGTGGCCGTCGGTTCTCGAAGAGCTGGGAACAGGAAGACCCGTCCGTTATGTGGCAGCTCCTGCACAGCCGGCCACTGCCGGTCATGCGTCGCCCGGACAGCACGGTCAGCATGAAGGTCATCTCGGGCTAAGCCTGAGATTCGTCAGTCCCGCAAGGGAAGAAGGGGAGGGCAATGGAGCCCTCCCTGTTGGCGTAAAGCACAACACATGAATACCCCTCTCACTGTCACCGATCGTGGTTCTGTCATGCTCGCGAGTCGTCTGCGCCTCCCCGGCGAACGAATCGAGCGCGCCGAGTTCAAGGGCTACGAGGCCCTCATGGCGGACCTCCTGAAGTCAGGTGTCCTTTCCGAGCAGCCTGTGGAGACCACTGGCATCGACAGCGTGCGCACCAAGGAAGTAGCTCCCCCGATCCCTCACGAGATCGATCTGGGGAACGGCAAGAAGGGCCCCAGCTTGCAATCGGTCCCGGGCGGCAATGAGGGAAAGACCATGAGGCTGGTCCAGGACATCAAGGAAGCCCAGGCCGCGCGACAGAAGGCCCTGTCGGATGTGGGCCCCGATGCCGTCGTGACCCCCGACGAGGCGAAGGCCCTCGGGCTGGTCAAGTAATCCGTCATGGCGACGAATCCGGTTTTTGTTGCGGACCTCGCGACCATCAAGGCGCAATTGCGTCTTTCTGGCGTCGCCGAGAACACCGACGCACATGCGATGCTGGAGGCCGCGATCCTCCAGGTCCGCACCGGATTCTACACGCGCCTCGGCGGAGCCCGCATGACGGTCCTGCTGGCGATCACGCCAGTCCAGGCTCCCACCACCAACGATCAGATTCTCCGCCGCATCGGGGACCTTGCAGAGGTTCTGTGGGTGCGATGCATCCTGATCGACAAGTTGCCCATGGTCTTCATGGACAACACGGGCGGCGACCAGGAGTTCCTCAACCAGGAGGGCGCCTTCCGCTCGATCACCCCGGAGCGAATCGAAGCCCAGCATCTGGCCTGCATGACGCAGCTCGAGGAATGGCTGGCCCTCCTCGCCGGCGAGGTCATCCTCGGTGACGTTCCTGTCGTGCAGATCCACACCCAGGCCGACCAGGAGCCGCGCGTCTACCCGTTCGGTTCCTTGGTGGGGGACAATCTGCGGCTCTGGGGTGACCCGACCAGGGAGATCCCGTGAACTACGGCGATGCCATCCAGAACCGACTGGTAACGCTCGCCATGGCGTTCTCGTTCCCGGTCTACAGCCACCAACCAGCGGCCGTTGGAGCGAAGCGGTGCACCGTGGAGGGGTCCTGTGCGAAGCCCTCCACGGTGCTGGCGTGGCAGGAATCCACGATCTTTGGCGAGGCCGTCAACCACCGTCGCACCAGTGATCGCCGCGAGGTGATCGGCTGGACGTGGCGCCTGGACGTTCGCTTCAACGGCGTCGTCTCCCTGGAAGAGTTCGAGAAGAGTCTGTGCGACCACCTTCCTCGAATCCCCCGTAGCGCTACCCTCGACCGGCAGATCGATCTTCTGCTGGAGGATGCTGAATACCAAACCCCTGTGACGCAGCAGCCGGCGCAGGGCACCCGCGTGCTTT